TCAGCCGTCCTGGTCCTCGTTTGGGTCTTCTGCTGTTTGGGCGGCTTGTCCAGCTGCCCCTGTCTTTTTAAGCTGCTTGCCTATCTGATTAGCGCCCGTAGCCGCCAGGCCGGAAATTATCCCTATGGCTGCGGCAGTAAAGATGTTTTCGGCAAGGATATAGCCGGGTATAAGCAGCCAGCCCAGAACGCCCAGAATGCCGCCCAGCACGCCGCAGAGCACGGGTATAAATTTAAGCCAGCCCTCCCGGCTGTTGGCTACTGCTTTAAAAATCTCCGCTATCAGATAGACTATCACCCCTATAGCGGGTGCCGCCGCAAACTCGTTTAAAAACTCCATATTCTTTCCTCCTTATTTTATTCCTCATAACTTTTATCCACGACAAGTTCCCGTTCATATTTTTTGAATTCGTGCATCGCTTCCTGGTACTGCTTTACGCCGTCCGCCATTTCCCCATTGGTCTTATGGTCTCTTATAGCGATAGCTGAGGCATATGAGAGCTTGGCCGTTGCCAGCAGCAAAGAAAGCTGCGTTCTGTCCCCCGTTCTTTTCTGCGAAGCTCGCGCCTTCTCCTCGCGCTCCCGCTTGGCCTGCCTGCGGTTAAAGAAGAGCATGATAACACTCACACAAAGGGAAGGTAAGATTGCAAATAATATTTCTCCTATAGTCATTATGCAGTCTCCCCTCTCTAGGCTATTGGATAAACGCATTGTATATCTATCCAATGCCCCGACCCATATGAAGGGGTCTCTCCATACCATTGCACATAGCCTGTCCAGGGGCTGATTTCAAACCGGCTGTAATTGCCGCCCGTACCGGGAGAAATGCCCCTGTATGTAGTGTCGGCCGGCAGCGCCTCGTCCGGCAGCTTGCATATATTCGCAGGAAAGGTAACGCTGGACGGGCCCTGTATGTTTTTAAGCTGAAGCTGCGCATTCGTCCCGAAATCTATGGTTCGCCAGCGCGCATATTCAGAAGTAAAGCCAGATTGTAAGGTTAATGTTCTCCAGGGCCCTACAGCCGTTAAGCTCCCCGGAGTTTCCGTCCCGCCGGGGAGAGTAACTCCCTCGTAAGTAAGCCAGCACCAGCCGTAAAAATAACTGCCCATATTCCAATCAACCGGCATTGCGCCCTGCCCCATAAGATTTACCCGCAAGCCGTAGCCCTGTGAAGTAGTTACTGTGTCCGGCTGAATATTGATAGCCTTTTGCGGGTTGCCCGTAGACCAAAAATACCCGTCCCCCGCCGCGCCTCCAGTAAAATCCCACAGCTCGGACGGAAGCGTTAAAGCGTTTCCGCCCGTACCGGTAACGTAAGGCTTGGCCGAAAAGAACACAAGCGCAGATTTACCGCTTTTAAAATATATCACCGGGCAGCTCTGGTCGCCGCATATAGCGTTTCCCGTCTGCAATACCGCCGACGC